AGCAAGAGGAAGGTTTGCAGCAAAATCCCCAATAGCCGCGCTATATCCGTGCGTTGCCTCTGTGAGTTCCTCTATCTTTTTGTTCACCCCCGTTAGCGCATCTATCTGACGCTGCGCCCCCTTCTCCGTTTCTGTTGCAAGCACGCCCTCTTCTTCAGAGAGTTCACCCGTTGCAACCTTCAGTTCCACCATCTTGACAGCCAGCGCATCAAGAATCGGCTGCCGTTCCTTCTCCGCAGCCTTCACATTCTCAGCAATGGTAGCTGCAATCGTGGCTTCTTCGTTGTAAGCCTGCCATACCCCCACCGCCGTACCCAACGTGATCACAAGGGCAGCAATGGCGGCAGCGGCAACTCCACCCGTCACCCCCACCGCAGCAAAGCCCTCTGACAATACCTCACCTGCATCGGCAAGGTCATTGAGCCCTCCGGCCGCCTCACCCGCAGCCGGTGAGATCTTGCTTAGCAGCCCCACCGACTTTGCAGCAGACGCCCCCACCGTGCCGATGCTATCACCAAGGTCTTTAGACGCAGCAGACGCCTTCTTCTGCGCAACCGCCGTCTTATCCACAGCATCAGTCACCTTGTCCACAGACGCCTGCGCCTTCTTACTCGCAGCATCAAGAGCAGAGGAATCACCTGCATATCTTATCAGAACGTCTTGACTTGCCATTAGAATATCACTCCTGCTGCCCGCACTGTTTTACCACCCGCACGCGCCCGCAGCTTCTTAGGGTCAGCAGGCAACGCCGCATTCTTCGAAATCTCAACCTGCATATCTGCAACCAAAGCAGGCAATAGCGCTGCATCAGCTTGCGACGCTACCACCTGCCATTCAAGCGCCTTCTTGCCCGCCCTATGGATAAAGGCAGAGTAACCGCGCCCATACCTATCCTGCGCATCATTCACAACCAACAAAACCGCACGTCCTTGCGTTGTTTGCACCTTGCTTTTCCATGCCGAAAGCGAGGTGTTGCGCCGCGCATCGGCGGGCACATTGGCATAAACCCAACCCACCCACTTAGAACGAAAGAAGTCTACGTACTTCTTGGCGTAATTGGTAAACACCTTGCGTTCAGAATCAGCAAGCCGCCGATCCACAGCAAGATCCACCGTCTGAGTGCATGCCGAAACGTCGCCATTCATTGCTTCACCGCACGCTTTAGCGCCTTGCGTAAGTGTTTGAGTAGCTTCTTATCCGGGTTTTCCATGTTGCTACACCAACCATGCGCAGTCCTTATGCACTCCTCTATGATTCTCGCATCGTAGCGGGTTGGGTCTGCCCCGTTGGTAGTGTCGATACTAAAAACCCCACCCTCCCAAAGCAAGGTTCCATCGCCAGAATCCCTCGCTTGACGGGCCTCAACTAAAATAACGGGCTCGCTCCGTTGGGTACGGATTAGGCGAAGATCTACAACGTTGCTCATGCCGATGCCAATGCGTTTGCTTGCTCACGCCGCGTTGCATATCGCGCTAAACGTGCCTCAGTCCTTGGTATCTCAGCAACAAGGCGTGCAACAATCTGCGGTGCCTTCTGTGCTACCACCGCAGGGATCAGGGTTTCCCACAGGGGCGGCTCGGCAGGTGTGCCCCTTAGGTGTATGTACTCTGCATAATCGGCGTCATTGCTGATTGTGAGGCCGTAGAAGCCGGGCCCCGTCTCTATATCAACCTGCATCGCATCGCGGCTTGTAGAGGTATCCACGGGCCACGCATCCACAATCTCGGCAAGGATCTCGTCTGCCCCATCGGCAAGGATGCGGATTTCAGCAACCGATAGCGAACGGTCGCGCCCATGCAGGCGGCTCACCACCTGCTCAACCGAGCGGAACCGCACTGGATATTCAAACCCCATTCCGCCTCCCTGCCTTCCTTCGCGCTATATCCCAAGCCAAGGCCCGCGTCACGGCCTCAGGGCTCCAAGTCAAGGCGGCATCAGGATGCCCCCCGTATTGCAGCCCCAGGCCCACAATAGACGCCTCTAAGTGCCCGGCTTCGGAGGCATAAAAACCGCTTGTGCCGGTGCTGCCTCCACCGCCTGATAGAGTCGTGACTGCGCCTCATTGATCTTCGTCAAGCACTCGGCCCCATCGTTCAAGATACGAACGAAGGTCCAACCGCTTGCAAGCAAGGTTTCAATGTGCTTTTCTCCGTAGGCGTCCACGTCCTCAGGAGCAAGACGGGGCGACATGGGGGCCCCACCCACAGCACACGCCCTCACGACGGCGGCAAGCGTAGGGGCCGCCTGCATGTTCCATGCCTTCTGCCCTACCTTTTTCGAATCAGGCAAGGAAGTCACAGCAGCGAGCAGACATCCCGCTTGCGACAGGCCAGGGAACCGGTACTCAACGCCGTTGATTGTCCAGTTTGGCGCTATCATTGTACACCGTCCCGTGGGATGTCGTTGCGGGGATTCAAGCGCACGCTATCAGCATCAACCGCCTCGGCAGCCTCACGCTTCAGGCGCGCCTCAAGGTCAAGCACCACAGCCTCGACCTCGGATTCAGACATCGTACCGCCCGCTTTCAACGCCTCACGGGTGCGATGAATGCGGGCCCCAATGGCCTCATCTTTGACCACGGGGATCTCATTGAGCACCCGAACGTCATCAGGGTTCATAGGGTGTGCGTACCACATTTTTCCATTGGCGGCCTTGGTCATCAATACCGCCCAATCTTGGCCACGAAGCAGCAGATCACGCCGCTTCAGTACCCACTTGATACGGTAGATCTGCTCAATGGGTCTATCGTCAAAACGCCGTGCCTCACGCCGCGTATCACGCCAGCCTGGGTGGATACGGTCAAGCTCGCTTTCAAGCTCACGTATGCGCCTCTGAAACGCAGGAGGAAGGCTCTCAAACGGCTTGGCGGGGAGGGGGATTGAAAGTAGATCGGTGCCGTTCATGGCAAACGTCCTTAGTGTTAGGTGTTAGTTATCACGCCCAAGAATGATAATATCCCAGGTGTTACCGGTAGTTGCCTGAGTGACAACAGCTAACTTATCCGTGCTTCCACCAACAGCGGGAACGCCGCTATAGCAGTGGAAGATCGTCCAAGAACCGCCATCAGCAGGGATAATGCTGCCACCGCCCGAACCAATGGCAGCAGCCCAAAATCCTACGTTGCTCGATACAACGCCAAATCCTGCGGTTGCATTGGGCCCAATCGTCAAGTAGTTGGCGGCAGTCGTGCTCAGGTTCTTGATGGCAATCAGCACAACCTCATCAAAGTTGATGACGTTGCCACTCATATCGGTGATTGAACCCACCAAATCATACAAGGTGGTCACAGCCGAACCAATACCAACCTCACGATGATAATGTCCCTTGTTGATTTGCCCATCAGCCGTACCCGTCATCAGCGGGAATTGCTCAAGAAAACGGGTAGGAATAGGGCCATTTGACAGGCCATTACTCACAATCTCATTAAGCAGAATGTCAATGTTGACCGAGCCCTTGAACGTGGATGTTGCACTCATTGTCGTTCCTTATGCCACAGTTGGGCGTGCAAGGTAGGAAGTACCGGAAACAGAAACGGTGGATTGATCGCTTTCTGCGCTGCTTGCCCGAAGGGTTGAATAGGCAAAGGTGATCGTCTTGTCAGCCTCACCAAAGGCGCTGCCGTCGATGGTATATTGCGCCGTCACCGTGCGCACGTCGCTTGCACTTCCAAGGGTGGAAGTCCAAGTCGTAGCCACATAGCTTCCCGCTGTGAGGTTGCACAAGTCAGGCAAGGTGGTGTAGGTGGTGCTGAACAGGTCACGCAGGTACGCACTGAAAGAGAAGGTAGATGCTTGGTCATCACCTAACCGAAGGTCAGGCGTGCTACCAAACTGCCCACGGTCAAGGAAAGCGTTTACAACTTCGTTGGGAGAATCCCAAGCAAAATCGCCTACTTCTTTGTTGACGGTATAGGTGTGCGTACCATCCGTGATGACGATTTGCCCATCACGCTTCGTTCTGGGTACAAGAGATTCGGCCATAGTTTCTCCTCAGTCGAGGGTGATGTAGCGGGTGAGTTGAAACGTTTGCGTACAAATCAGCCATTCGGCTGACTGTTGGGCACGCGCACGCCGTGAGGCGATAAAGCGGATATGAAGATCGCGGCCCATGCGCCAAGCCATGTCACACAGGCGACGGCGTAGGGCGTCCTCAAGGTCGTAAAGGGCAAGCTCTGACTGTTGCTGTGAGGCAGGTACAACGTGCATAGTCAAGGTGACAACCACCTGATCATGCACGGCACACTCGTCACGATCACGATCTCCTGAAAGCGTATCGCTCTCAGGAACCGTGACGTAAACCCCCCGGCTTTGCAGTTGGGCAGTATCTCCCGACGGATCAGGCAACCGGTCAGTCACCCGAAACAAGGGCTCACCTGCACGCCACCCCCACGCCTGATGGTGGGCAGGAAGCACCGTGGGCGCGGGCGCACTTGCAATCTGCCTGCGCATCTCAGTCACCACATCGGATAGCGCCATTTCAACGGCCATAGCTACCTCTTGACGGGTAGAACTGCCCGCGCCCCCAGTTCTGACGATTGACCGGGCCCGCCGTCAGCACAATAGGCGACGATGCCCCCTCCTGTGCTGCCGTGGCAATCGTGCCGGTATGACCTGCATCATACCGAAATGTCACCGCAGCCCACGCAGCATCAGCCTTGCCATCATACTCGGCGGCAAGCTCCTTGTACCGTCCATCCCCAACCGAAGATGCAAAGTCCCGAAAGATAAGCGCCAACGCCTTGAAAGCATGAACCTCGGTCAACTGCCAAGGGTCAAAAATCAGCCAGGGGCGTTTACCTGTCTGCAACAATTTGCGCTGCACCCAATCCCCCGCCTTGCGCCTGTAGGGCTCAAAGGTGGTAATGGAGGGCGGGCGGATTGTGGCCAGATCGGCATGATAATCAATCAGGTCAGCATCAAGGATCGTCGGATGCCATGCCCTGCGCACAAGGTACCCTGCGCGCTGAAACGGGTAGACAATACCGCCTATAGTGAGTGACCATACCTCAAGCCATGACGCCTCTATCGCAGATGCCTCTGTAGTGGCCGCCAAGAGGTCATAGCTTGCGGGCGGCCCCAATGTGACACTCGCCGCGCTTAGCACTGCCACGCCCCCCACGGAAGCCGTCAGCGTGCCCGCAGTGGCGGTCTGCTGTGCCTCCGTGGCGTCATTGTAGACATCAAGCGTGAGGGTCTGTGCAACCCCCTGCTCAATGATGCGCAGCAATGATTGGCGGTGAGTGAGCATCAGGAGCCATCAACCAAGGTTTCACTGGCCAAAAGCTCAATCTGTTGCACAGCAAACGCGGTGGTCAGAGCAGCATCAACCGTAATCAGAATCTCAAACCCAACCGCATCAGCAAGGTACACAGGTGACCCAAAGGTTACCTGCATGGTATGCTGTGCAAGCGTCTTGCGTTTGGCGCTGGTATCATGGTTGGCATCATAGGTGATGGTGCCCAAGGTCGAGGCTGTTGCCACCGCCGAACCATTGGCAGGCACCGTTGTATAGCCGATGCTCACAGTCACATCGTTGGCGGCTGCCGTGGCGATATTGTACTTGAGGATCAACCCCGTAAGTTTACGCCCTTTGCTTGCAGATGACCGCAGTGCAATGGTCGGAACCTCAACAGCAAGCGCCTCAACCGTTGCGGCCGCCGTTCGGGTGATAATGTAGTTTGCAGCAGCGGAACGGCTACGAATCCATGTGCCGGAAACCGCAGTGAAAGCGATGTGGCTGATGGGGATCACAACATCGGTATTCTCTGCAAGGATGGCGGCAGGTAGGATTTCCCAGGTTGTACCGCCGTCGGTGTTGCGGTACAGCACATTGGTGCCTGACGTCGCATCCGTGCGGTAGTACAGGCTGTTCAATACCGCCGTATGGGTTGGCGCACCGGCACCCCACGAATCGCAGGGGGAAAGCGTCACATCGGATTCAGCGTCGCTGATCCACCGCACCCAAAAGCGTTGGGCGTGGCCTTTCTTGATGCGGGGGTTGGAGGAACCAACAACGGGTGCAGTTGACATCGGGGACATCTCCCAGGGCTCTCGCCCACTTCTTTGAGGTTATTTGTCGCTTTTTCCGTAGCCCTTGCGGTCTGCTTCAATCGCAACCTTACGCGCACGCTCTCTGGCGATTTCAGGCGGTGCCCCGCCATCAATCATCTGTTTCGTCAGTCGATCCATCGCAACCCGCCCTTGGGGGTGCTCACCATTGCCGGTCATGCTGTCACCTCACTCTGACCACCTGCACCCACCCGGATAGTGGGGGGTGCCTTGGCAGCCTTCGGAGCGGGTTTCACATCTTCGCAGAGTTTGGCCCAAGCCGACTTCATGGCATCGATCCGCGCCTGCACAGCCTCAACCTTTTTGGCAAGGTGGGGGTTAGCCTGTGCCCGCTGAATGGCACGGTCTAAAGCAGACTCTTCAATACTGAGGAGTTTGTTGTAAACCGGTTCACTCATCTCATGGCACAAGCCATGATCACGGAGATATTGACGGAACTTGCGGAATGATTCAGAGGCTTCGCGTGCAACAGCTTCCCCGCCGGGGAGCTTATCAAACTCAACGCCCACGAAGCAATAATGTTTGCCCCCACCTTTGCAATCGAAAGATGCAAGGTAGTTCTTCCATTCTCCAAGACGTTCATCATCGGTATTGATGATGATGCCACCTTTGGCCATTGTACCTGCAAACATCTTCTGAGGCTTCAGAACCTTGGGATCGCGTGGATCTTCTTCGACGCCGTTCACCCCTGCGGTCAAGTGACCTTCGTTGAGGTCGGGCAAGAACTCGCCCACAACCTCATCAAAGGTAAAGCCCCGTGGATAGTGAACATAAACAAACGGGTTGTTTGCAAACTTTGCAGGCAACCCCTCGTCTTCAATAACTTGACGGCGTTGATAGCGTCCAGTTGCCGCGATACGGACGGTGGATGACATAATCAGACCCCTCCTGGGTTAGACGCTCATGCGTCGGTGGTGATACGAACGGCGCGCAGATCTTCTTGCTCAGCAGTGCCAGGGTAGGCATTGATAAGGTAGGTACTCATGGCGTTATCCGCATCGCGGGCACGCTCGATGAACATCTCTGCATCACCATAAATGATGTCAGCGGGATTGACCTGCATTGCAGGATTCACGCGGCCCATCGTGTAGGCAAAGGCCCCGGCGGAGAACATGCAGCCCCGGCGATCTGCGCCTGCATTGGCCGTGGCCACGCTGTCAGACTGGTAGAACTGCATCCCAAGAAGCTGGCCACGATAGCCAACTCCGGGAGGAGCCAAGAGCCCTTGCACATCAGAGCGGAACTGGAAAGCACCGGTTTCGCCACGGGTACTATCAATCAGATCGTTGATCTGTTGAGGGTGCAGAACGCAGGCCAGGGCGGCGGGGTTGTTCTGCAAATTGAGGTAGTACATCGCGGAGAAGATGTCATCAACCGACAGATTCACGCCGGAGGTACCCACGTTACCGGAGACGTTGGCGAACAGGGCCGTCAACAGGTCGGTCAAGGTGAGGTCGCGGGCTTCAGTGAGGATACCAAAGAGGTAGTCGAGATTCAACTGTTGCCCTTCGGAGGTCATCACAAACAGGTCAGTCGGCTGCATCTTGGCGTAGTAACGCGCATAGGTCAAGTCGTAGTTGCTGGTGGAGGGGATGCTGTTCGACCCGCCACCGCTGGTTTCGGATGACGCCGCAGACAACACCAGCCCACGGGTGATGCGGGTGATATTCATGGTCGCGCTGCCCATTGCGGCAGGCTCCTTAAACTCCATCAAGGCCCGCAAGCCGGTGGGGTCGTAGAGATTGACGTGCATCATATCGGAAAGCAAACGCGCAACACGGCCACCTGCGGAAAGATAGGCGGCGTAACTGGATTCATTGGCCATTGGTGGCTCCGTAGGAATAGGGAGAGGATCGCTGCTCTCGCCCTACATCGCTAACGGGGATGGACCGGATGGGCTCGTCAGGTCAGCTTGACACGGCGTAGCCACCGCGTCAAGAAGTTTTTTAGTTGCTCAGCGGCGGCAAGCCCATAGCCTTGCGAAGCTGCGGGTTTTTCAACTGTTGTTCGCCCACAATCTTTGCAGCATTGGCAATGCGTTCAGCAGGTGTCATACCCGCTACCTGCGCATCAGTCAGCTTGCCCGTAGGTGGGGGCGGTGCAGGTTGGGTGCCCCCATTGACGCGGGGTGCAGGCGGGGGCGGCGCTTGCGGGGTTTGGGCGGCAGGAGCAGCAGGTGTTTCAGCAGGGGCCGCCGTCTGTGCAGGGGCCGCGCCAAAGTAGCCCTGTGCCCACTTGGGCGGGGCTGTGGCGACCTTGTTGGCCCATTCGTAAGCAGTAGGCTTTTTACCTGCCTCATCAGCAGGTAGGCGGTTCCACCGATCCTTGAATTCAGCAATGTCCTCAGGATCTTTGATGCCCTTGGATTCCAAAGCCGTGCGGATTTGCCAATCTACCACCTCCGCGCGTGCTTTTTCAGCGGCGATCCGATGGGTTTCGGCAAGTTGTTGGGCGGCCTGTACCTCGGCCGCTGCTGCATCCTTCGCGGCTTTCGCGGCGTCATTGACAGCTTTGAAGCGGTCGTAAGGCACGTATTTTTGATCGCCCTTGACGTGGACTTCCGTACGCCCTTCGGCGTCAAGGCCCGCAAAGGTCAGATCAGGATTGGTGGTGGTATTGGCAGGTGCAACCTCAGCCATTGCAAACTCCTATGGGTAGATGGGCTACTTGCCCTGTTGAGAATTGACGATGCGTTTAGCCCATGCCCGTCCGGGGTTTCCACCCCAAAGGAGCCAAGCTTGATAGCCTTTTGAATCTATGCCCCATCCTTCGCCGCTTTTATCGACTTCGTGACGGGCAAAGAAGGATACCATTCGTTTGAGCGTATCAAGAGAAACGGGCCGCCGGTTGGCTAAATCCCGCGCGCGTGCCACGCCCACCGCCGTTCCGCCCCGATTTGAGGGGGCTTGCTCGGCCCGGAGGTCAAGCCCACGGCGGGCGGCAGCGGCTACAGATGCGGGCGGGGTCCAAGACTCAGTCACTCCAGCCCCACGGACGCGCGGATTTTAGCCAATGACGCCTTGATAGCAGGTAGGTCAATCTCACCATCAGCGGCAAGCATCTCATCCACGGCGTCTAATTCTTCGGCTACATCGCCGTTATCCTGTGCATCCTCTGCACCGCTTGGCATAGTACCGGTAACGGGGGCCTCAGGGGCTTCGGGCATCTCCGCCTCATCTACCTCTGCGATCCACTCCTCTGCTGCCTCATGCTGCAAGCCAAACAGCTTTTGAACAGCTTGCACGCGGGACATTAGCTTCATTGAGATATACTTCTCAACTTGCTCGGTTTCCGCGCGGATCTCATCGGGTGACTGCTGAATGGGGGCGTACTGGATCGACCATGCAGACGGTTCTTCTGGCAGGTTTGCGCCCGCAAAGACGTTGGCCAGCTTCGCACCCATCACAAGGATCTGCGTATCGGCTAACCGTGCGGGCGGGATGGCCTTCTTCTGATAGCGCCTTAGGCCATCGCGGCTCACGACAATTGCATAGCCTGATTGCCCATTACTGCCGCCTGACACGTCAGCAGGGGATAGCCCTGCACTCACGCAAAGGCCAGCCTCAAAGTCTTGAATTGCCTTGCCCGCTTGGGCGGGGTCCATCGCCGGTTCCCATTGGGCAATTGCGGCGTGCATGACCTGATCCCCGATTTTCTTACTTGCAATCTGCAAAATCGTCTGCGGGTTCATGCGCACAACGCTCTGTCCGTTGCTTGTACCTGTCACCTCTACCACGCCGTCAATCACCGCCCGTTGAGGGTGGGCACCATCGCGCACGCCACCGATCCAAAAAGTCCACAGGGCGGAGGCGGTCAATGTGCCGATGACTAATTCATGCCCACTCTGATAGTCGAATACATGCTCGCCCACGCGCGAATGTGCGAGAACGTATGGAACAAATGGCGTTCCTGACTTGTCCCTATACGGGTATTCCAAGTTGGTCGAATAGTCAGCCGTCGCATCGAACCGCTTGCCGTCTACCTCCCGCTCGATGCGCCACACGGGGTACTGCGGATCGCGTGCGTCCCAAACATCCCAGGTCCATTCGTGCTTTCCGTTGAGGCACCGTGGGCGAAGTTCTTGCAGGCACACCACATTGCGCTTGCGATCCACCTCTACCTCAACTGCGAAGCAGGGGGGAACCACGCGGTATTGTACCTCTGTGTCACCTTCTTCCCAATCAAGCCGCATAAAGCACTCACCCAGCCCACGCTCAATACGATGGCGCTCTTGGTTGAGGGGCAGCAGGGTAGGCGTCACCACAAGGGCGACATCCTCCGACTCCATCTCCTTGGCCGATACCTGCCACTCCTCATCATACAGTATTGCAACCTGCTCAATGCAGGATTTGAACGCGTTGCGGCTGACCTCAGCAGGCGGCAACATCGCCCGCACTTCGGGGGCGAAGAAATCAGCCTCACGTTGCAGGGCATCCTCTGCCCATGCCCCTGTCAACATGCGCAGACGAAGGGCCTGCATGGCACAACGGTCAGCGTCAACGCCTTTGGGTTGGGGCATGGTGGACATCAGAAACTCACAATCGCGGGGCCGCGCTTGGGGGTGAGTAGGGACGATGGCAGAAGATCTCCGATGCTGTACCTCAACGCATCCAGGGGATGCTTAAGGTCCGGCTCTGCCCCTGTATACCCTTCAAGCGATCCGCGCAACAACACGCACGCATCAGCTATTTTTAGGCGGTCTTCAAGGGCGGCAGTATTGAGGGCCATCTCACCTGCACGCACGCTGCCGGGGCGTTTGGTGGGTGTTAGTACCTCTACATGATGGCCACTCTGAAGCGTTAGCTGTTCGGCAAAGGCGGAATTGACAGACTGCCCTGCACCGCTCTTGCCTGAGCTATTGATGTCACCCCTTATCTGAATGAACGGCTCTTGGTTGCCCTGCTTCTCAAGAAGCTCCCAAGGGATGCCCATTTCTGTAAGGGTGGCTAACAGTTGGGCGGCGTCTTGGCTTGGCGTTGATCGCTCATGTCCGGGTATCTCACGAATCACGTCATAGGCGAAAGGCTGCTTAGCACCAATAACGCCGCAGATATACCCAATCTGTGATCCGGGTGTTTCGCCCCAGTCGTAGCCAATGCGCAAACTGTTGTACTCAATCTGTGATAGCCGTGACATCCCAAACACATGTTTGAGCGGGTTGAACCCTGTAAACCTTCGACCTGTGGCGATACCTGCCCATGCACCCCTAAGCCGCTGTGCCTCTTGTTCTGTGCCTTTATACGTCCTTATCTGCCGCTCAATGCTCTCCTTTGTGCGCGTAGGGCGGTTAGTGCGATAGGTCGAAATCGCGTGCATGGTCAATTCAGGTACAGTCTGGCTCCACTTCTCGGCAGGGGCGATATTGTTGTCTAAGTCGCCCTCAACACGAAGCCTCAGCCATGCAACAGGACGCCCTACGGGGGTAAACGTCATCCATATCGGGCCATCTCTGTGCATAACTGCGCGGATAGCCTCATGGAAGTGATGATACTTGGGCGGCTCATCAATATGTAAAGCGTCCGCTGTACCTGAAGCAGACGCCGTTGATTCACCCATACCCGATCTAAAGATCGCCTGCGACCCGTTGGCACACACTATTTGCCGTGCGCTGCCATAGTAATACCCGCTTCCCTCCTTGTACCTGCAACCCTTGGCAAGCACACCGGGGGGCTCAAGCTCGTGCATCTTCTCACAGAATTCACGATACTGATTGTCAAGGTCTGACAGCATGATCCAAAGCTTATTAGGCGGTGGCGTACACTTTCTAAACGGGTGCGTACCCGTCAAGAACCACCAATCTTCGGCAATGCCTGCATACGTCTTGCCGATCTGATTGGGCGCACGCAACAACCTCAACGGCTCTTGGTCCCGATGGAACCCAATAACGCCGTTCGTCGGTTCATACCTTGCAAGCGGGTCGTTAGCCCTGCTCACTGCGTAGTCATGCAGCCTCATTTTACACTAAGCCCTGCCTCTGCAATAAGGTCGGGATCAGTCTGAACAAGCGTGCGCAAATCTGCAATAAGCTCCTCACGGGTAGGGGCTGTTTTTTCGGGTTCTCCCACTTCCACAGGCTCAACCTCGCTTGCCTCAGGGATGCGGTCAAGCAGCACCATTGCTTGCCTTGCGCCTTCGATATTTGCGATGCGTTTCACGCCGTCAATGCCTGTGTATTCGACGTGGTTACACAACGCACGGTGTGTCAATCTTTCGACTTTGTTACTTTGCGCGCGGGAAATCATCACCTCAAACTTCATAGCAGCGGCTTCGCGGGGGTCCGTTAGGTGTGTCACAATGGCAATGCCCTCGTCAACCTCTACCTCAGTTTGGGTGGTTCCTTCGTTGCGTTGCCATTTTTCGATCATATCGCGCCCGTAGCGACGTGATTTATAGATCGCGGAATCAGACACAATGAGATACCGCTTTATTGCAGATACAACCGCGACACCTTCACTGATCGTTGTGCAGATTTTCTCATACTGCTCATCGGTTATTGACTCATAGAAGGGCACTACGCCTTGCCCGTTGTTGAAGTTGAAACCTACCAAGTAGTCAACACTTTGCACGTTTACCGGCTTGCGTCGCGCCATTGTACCTCCAATTC